CAGCGAAGCGTAGGCCATAGCTGTCGACTTTTACTGCACCGAATTGTTTTAAGACATTGAAATCTAAGCCTCCCAATTTCCAAGACAATTCGTTCATGTCATCGTTATGACCCATATCAATTTTGACGTTGCCCATCATGCCACCGCCACGCCAGTTCTCCATTTTTTGTGAGAGCTTAGGCAGAGTCACTTCTGAGACCTGACCACAATATGAATTACCTTCATTAAAAAGGTTCATCAACTTTAGTTTTTTAGGTAAAGCCATTTACGTTTATCCCGTAATTTTTGATGAAAAGTCAGCAAGGTAGCGATCTGTAATGCGCTGACGAAGTTGTAAGTTTTCTAATGGAGGTACAGGGGTATAGTCATAGTCGATGTAAAACTTGCCTGACTTTAGTAGGGTTGCAGTGTTGATTACAGGATCAAGCCAACATGTACCACCCAATAGATAACCGCTTGCGACCATTTCGCGAAGTTTGGCGTTAATCCCTTCGATGATGTCACGTGCAAGGCTTGGGGTTAGTGGTTTATCGACTGCCCACATATGGCCTTCAGCCATTGTATCGGAGATAATTTGAGCGGTACGTGTATAGTTTTCAAAGGCAAAGAGAGGATCGGCTGAGCACGTGCGAGAACCCCAAAAACGATACCCGTCTCGTTGGATGAGTGTTGCGACCTCATGTTCGTTTAGATAGTTCGCATCTGTGCTTGGTTCTTGTAAATCAAAGTAAACATCTTTGCTAATGCCAGTCACACCTGAGACGACCACGTTTGAAATTGACTTATGCCACCCTGTATCGTTGTCAATTTTGGCACGTAAACCAAGCGCACGAGCGACTGAACTTAATGTGGTGGTGGTATTGGTACTGGTATCCCAACCTAAGAATTCAGGCCAGATCACCATAATTTCACGCTGTCCAAAGTTTTGGCGATAAGCCACTGCTTCTTCTTTGGTCTGACAGCCATATGCTGAAACATACGCGAACGCACGTAATTGCTGTGCAATGCTTGCCAGTGCTGTTGAAACGGCTAGGGTATCTAATTGGGGAATGCCTAAAATACGCGGTTTAACGCCTAGTTTTGCTTCGGCAGTAAGCAAGGCTTTCATGCCTGTGTACTTACCGTTTTCAGAACCGCCAATAATGGCGGACGTTTGTGCAGCTTGGTCATCGATTTGTTCAACACGCACCACCACAACGGCAGCATTGGCCTGATCACTAATCGCTTGCAATGATCGTGAAAGCGTACCTTTTACCCCTGCCGAGTTGATTGCAGATTGTGGATTGGTAATTAATACGGGTGTGTTGAGGGGAAATGCTTGTGCATCGGCATCGGATGCAGTGGCAACCATACCAATAATTGACGAGCTTACTGTTTGAATGGGGCGTGTGCCATCGTTAAGTTCGAGGGTTTGTACACCATGATGATATGCCATAAACAAAATAACCTGTGGAATTTTCCACAGGTTTACAGGATTTTAAATATTCTGCACTTGGTTTTAGTTTTTAAAACCACTTTAAAAACTAAAACTAAATCTTCATTGCTTCTTGCCACATTTGGTCGACTTGATCGTCTGTTAGTTTTAACAATGTGGCCATATAAATAATACTGTCGCTGTCTCTTTCAAAGGAAGTCGCATAGTTATATTCAATTTGAATCTCTGATTTTTTTTGCTCATCTGTAATATTTTCAATTGCTGTTTCAATCGGTTTAAGTAGATTGTTTTTTGATAAGATTAATTTAAATTGACGCTGAGTTAAGGCAGTGAGTGATTCTAAAAATGAAGCACGTTTTTCGGCATCTGTACGATTATCAATCCATTGTCCATCGATCCATTCGCAATAAGGCGTTGGGCGAGGTGGTGAGACACTAAAGTCGGCAAAGAACATTGATTGTGCATTGAGTGCCTGATAAATCTTAGCGTGTGTTTCTTCATCAATTTGTATATAACCGTCGTTTAAATCTTCATCGCTTTGACGAATGTCTAAAGCTTGTTTTTCAACATTGGCAAAGTAAATATTTAACGTCATTAGAAAGTTCCTACAATTGTGGCATGGGCACATACGGCCTCATCGCTACTGCCTGTCCAGCGAGAGAATCTGAGGCATAGTTTTGTTTGAGCATCATTGTTTCTATAGCCATCAAACATGACATTAATTAACCATTCTCGGCTTTCGCTATAGTACTGTGTGGTTGTGCCGGTCTCATGTAATACAACATTGGCATTTAGGCGTTGTTTTAGCGTAATTGGTAATGAATAGGTTAAAATACGGTCATTTGATTGACGATCCATTACCCCTTGATTGACTACACTTTCGTTTGTCCAAAGTGCCATCTCAATAACGGCAATTCTGCGGTAATCATCATAAGTAATAGTGTAGTTATTGCCTGTGACCACGCGAAGATTACTTTCAACGGCTGTGGTAGTGATTGTGATATCTGATGTGCCGTCAAAGTAAGCAGAGCCAGAAACTGCACCAGAAACACTAATATTACGTTGGTTTTCTAGTTTAGTTGCTGAAGCTGCATTTTTAGAGTAATTGCCATTTTCATCAATTGAAGCAATTTTAGAGAAGTTACCATCTTTACCATTCCAAAAATCAAAACCACCTTTGCCGAGTCCTTGATGATTTACAAAGTCGGTACGCCCAACACCACCGACTTTATTCCATGCCATGTACGCGCCTTGATTGGCTGGCATTGGATCTAATGCGACTTTGGTGTCATCTTTAATCGTGATATCGGCTGTACCATCAAAAGACTCACCGTTAATTTTGCGTGGGTTTTGTAAACGTTGGGTCGTTTTTGCAATACCGCCATTTTCAGTGACGACACGTTCAAAAGGTTTTGTAAAGCCTTTATCATCTACAGCAGAACGGAAAAATAAACCGCCATTGCCGTAAATTCCTGCAAGTTGTATCGCTGGTGTAGATCCACCAGGTACAGAACAATGAAGTACGATCCGACTATCGACACCAGGTAAGTTTGCACGATAGATTCCTGATGGTGCTTTCCAATCCACACCAGTCATATCGTTTACATCACCTAAAAAGCCAATCGGTAAAGTGATATCACTTGTCCCGTCAAAGTCCACACCATTGAGCTTACGAGCTGTTTGTAGCTTTGTGGCACTAGCGACATTGTCTGTAGTGAATGCAATGGTACTAAAATCTGTCCAGTCGTTTCTTACATCTGTTTTAGAGCGATGATATAAGCGATTATCGCCTCCCCAACTACACAGAATTTGATTTCGACCACTGCCACCGATATGTATTACATTTCCATAAGGAATGGGATAGCCATTGTTATACACTTGATAAAGTCTAATCCCACCATCGCCACCACCTGATTTAATCAGAGGTAAATCACCTGATGAAGCAATCTTTTGAATATTGATATCGGCTGAACCATCAAAAACTTCACCATTAATTTTGCGTGGGTTTTGTAGCTTCGTGGCAGTCGATGAGTTGCCTAAATAATTGCCGTTTTCATCAATTGAAGCAATTTTAGAGAAGTTCCCATTTTTACCATTCCAAAACTCAAAACCACCTAGCCCTTCTCCTTGATGATTTACAAAGTCGGTACGTCCTTGACCACTGGATTTGTTCCAAGCCATGTATGCGCCTTGATTGGCTGGCATTGGATCTAATGCGACTTTGGTGTCATCTTTAATCGTGATATCGGTTGTACCATCAAAAGCCACATTGTTAATTTTGCGTGGGTTCTTGAGTTGAGTGGCACTGGCGACATTGTCTGTGGTGAATGCAACGGTACTAAACGCTGTCCAGTCATTTGAAATGTCTCGTCTAGATCGATGGTAAATACGGTTATCACCTGACCAGCTATATACCAGTTGATTATGGCCACCAGCACCGATATGAATTAAATTACCGTAAACCGTTGGATAGCCACTGTTATAAACCTGATAAAGTCTAATTCCATCCTCGCCACCCCCTGATTTGATGAGCGCTAATCCACCTGATGATTCAATCCTTTTTATACTAATATCGGTTGTACCATCAAAAGACTCACCGTTAATTTTGCGTGGGTTCTTGAGTTGAGTGGCACTGGCGACATTGTCATTGAGAAAAGCAACGGTACTAAAATCTGTCCAGTCATTGGATACGTCACGTTTAGATCGATGGTAAATACGGTTGTCACCAGACCAGCTATATACAACTTGATTGCGACCATTGCCACCGAGATGAATTAAATTACCGTAAACCGTTGGATAACCATTATTGTAAATTTGATAGAACTTAAGCCCATCCTCACCGCCCCCAGAG